ACGAGTGAACTTATACGACCAATGAGTTCATCGGGGTTGTGTTTGATTGCAATACTTGACAACGTATCCTCCTTCTCCTTTCTCTCGTAAAGAGCCTTCTTTTTCTTACGGAGCGATGCCTCAGTTGTTTCATCGTAGCTGGGACTTTCCACCTTCAAAGACGAACATAGGGTCTTTTGTTTCAAATATGCTTCATCATCACTCTTAGTTTTGAATATGCTATCCAATTGTTTCTGAGCATTCTTAACATTTGGATATTTTAACTTCATTTCCTCAAGCATGACTACCTTATTCTCTAACTCCTCCACGCGTAGCTTGAGCTTCATTCGCTTCTCCTCCAACTGCTTGGCCTCAACAGCTGTTAGAGCGGTTGGGTTAATGTTAGCCTTCGCTGACGAGCACTCGCCTCGTGGTGAGAGTATGAGCTTATTACACCATATGGCGAGCTCAGTGGAACATGAGGGACATGGTATGTAAACCATAGACTTTTCTATCATCTGGCTCAGTTTGTCTATCTTTAGCCTACATTTCTCAAGGTCTGCTACTTCAGTCTCCAAGCATATCATAGTCTTCATGTCATTGATTATATCTTTCATCTCATCTTTGGAAATACCACTCGGTTGGTTGAGATTCTTGAGTTTTGTCTTCTCACGTTGGTAGCGTTCCCATCCTTGCTTGTGCGTGTTGATCCGCTGCAGTTCATCTTCGAGGTAATCAATATCTTCGTCGACCTCTGGTATCTTGGTGAGTTGAACCATTAACCCCTCTTTCATTTTTATAAGGTTTTCAGTCTTGATTAGCTTGTTTTTTAACGAGTCTAATTCGTGTTCATTTTCTGATATCTTATGATCATATTCAACCTCATCGAGTAAATCTTCTTGATTGCAACTACTTGTCTTTTCAATCTTAAAATCATTAAGCATCTTCTCTGTCGTCTCGCGTTGGCGAGTGGTTAGCATCATTTCACTCTTGCGATTCTTCACGAGCTCCTTGCAGTTGTTAATGAGTTGATCCACGTTCTCATTACCAAATGCCATTTTTTCAATGTAACGGATCTTATCCGTCGGGGTCATGAGAATGAATGATTTGCCGTTGTCTGCGCGCTGGGACATGTATCCCATGTGGTACTGGGGAAAAAGGTCATCAATGATTGCTTGAGCCTCCTTATCCTCATACATGTTACCACCCACCGTCACTCTCAGTCTATTGGGGCGTTTGGTCCTTATGATGGTGATATTTTCAATAACAAGAGTAACGCTACACGAGTTCTTACCATAAGTGGGTAGTTTTTTACCCTCACCCGTGAATGCAAACATAATCGCCATGAAAATAGTAGTCTTGCCTTGACCCGACTTACCAGATATGAGAGACAATTGCTTATCAAATGTGAACTCAGCGGTTGTAAACTTCCTGAAATTCTTAAGTGTTAGTTTCAACATTTATTGGTAAATACATATCTGTTAAGTTTGATAAATCAACTTATCTACAAGGGGTTCAGTAAAAAATGTTCAAAGTTGTAACAAAGCACACTGGTAGATTTAAGTCCTTGTTTGAGGTCATATTTCAAAACATGACCACCGCAGACTTTACTATAGATAAAACGGGGATGTTTTTGGAACAACTCACCAACCAAAACATACTCATTTCGGTATTCCTGCCTGCTGAAAAATTTGAAGAGTACATATTTGATGAGGATGAGCCCATTCACATCGGACTCGGGCAGCATATAAACAAAGAGTTCTTCAAATCTGTGAAGAACAAAGACATCATCACCATGTCCATCACTAAGCAGTTTACTTTTGATTTCCAAAAGATATCAGATGATGGTTCTATTCAATCTCTGTCTGTGATTATCAAGGACATGCAGAACATTGCTCCCATTGAACATGACACGTTCGAATCAAAGCCTGTACTCATCGCCCACAACATTTATACCGATTGGTGCAAGTCTATCTCAAACACGAATACCATTGATGTGACCAAGGTTACGGGACAGATTCAATTCCTTTTTAATACAGGACGGTCTAGTAAGACTCTCAAGTGTGGTAATGAGGATGTTAGGGATATAGAACTTGTCCATCAACAGTACAACTCTGAGCAATTTACCAGGATAAGTAAGATGTGTTCCTTTGTGTCTGAACCCATTGAAATCAGGGTAGAGAACGATAAACCCATCTATTTCTTGTGCAAGAGTCCCATAGGCACAATGAAAATATTTATGTACATGAACCCAAAGGATGATTAGGTATGAAAAGTTGATTTATAAGGTTAAATGTATACGACTAAAAATAAGACGCAGTAATGAAAGTAGTTCAGAACTCTGAAAATAAAAGTGAAATGTTAGTTCTTTTTTTCTCAAGATCTTCTTACCTCAGTAACTTTTATAAAAGTACTTTTACAGTACATGGTATCAAATTCACATCAATGGAGCAGTTTTTTCACTATAGTAAGGCGTTTATTTTCAAAGACTATGCCTCGATGCAAAGTATCTTACGAACCGACGAGCCCAACAGACAAAAGGCGATAGGTCGTAAAGTGAAAAACTACGACGATAGCACGTGGTCGGACAAATGTTACATGATCATGATAGAAGGTTTGTATGCCAAGTTTAGTCAAAACGATACGTTGAAGAAAAACTTGCTTTCGATCCCAAATGCTCGATTCGTGGAGGCCAGTCCTTATGATAAAAAATGGGGTATTGGTTTAAATATCAACCACCGGGACGTCTCAAAGCCTTCAAAATGGCCCGGACAAAACATGTTGGGTGAAGCATTAATGGAAGTACGCGATGACTTAAACGTAAAACAAAGCACTAGTTGAATCATTAGAATTAATTCATTACCTTCCGAGGTAATGAAATAGTAATGAAATAGTAATGAAATAGTAAGCAAATGTTTCAATCATTTTTAACTGGACTACCTGTCTGCTTTTCTTGGCTACATGTCTGCTTTTCTTGGCTACATGTCTGCTTTTCTTGGCTACCTGTATGCTTTTCTTGGCTACCTGTATGCTTTTCTTGGCTACCTGTCTGCTTTTCTTGGCTACCTGTCTGCTTTTCTATCTTTTCTAGTTCCTTCTTTATTTTAAGCACATCTGATGCGATCTTTTGACGACTGCGACGATGGCGTCTGTAACGACCATCGATACTCTCACAATCTTCTTCCGAATTATCCGAGGCGTTGAAAGAGTTGGCTCTATGAAGTCTATCACGTTGGCGTCTCTTAACCATGAGCAATTCCTTCGCGTCGTCAGATAGTTGAATAGGATCTTCATCACTACTTGTAAAATTGTAATCTAGACCTTCCTCACTCTCACTTGATGAGCAATAGAGAAATTTGGTTACCTCATCCTCCTGCTCCTTGTTGAAACGCCACTCTTTACGTTTCTTGATGTAAACACCTTTGAAAATATCGTAAAGATCATAGTGATCTGGGTCTGATTTGACGTAAAAGTACTCTTGCGTGTCCTCTTTTCCACTCATTTTTGGTTAATTACCAAGTATCATAAGTCTCTATAATTGTTCATGTTTACCACTTGTACTTATGGAAGTTGAAATATAGAATTTAAGATATATAGGTGTAAAATAAATGGATAATATCATGCATTTTAACGCAACACAACGTAATGCAGACAAGGCATATGAATCAGGTTCACCAATCATGAATGACGAAGAGTACGATGCCATATTTGGCGATACATCTACTCATCATGAACTAGAAATCCGTAACGGGCAGGAATTGCCTCTTTGGATGGGATCTCTAGACAAGAAACGTGATGAGAAAGCATTAAAAACATGGCTGGACAAGACATGTGCCGATAAATTAGTAATCAGTGCTAAGTTAGACGGCATAAGTGCCCTCTACAACCCAGAGGATAACAAACTCTACACACGAGGCAACGGAACCATTGGCAATGATATTAGCAGATTCATTAAACATCTCGATCTCAAGCATGCCATGGAAAGGGCTAATGAGGTAATGAAACTGATGCTGGAAGCCAACTCTGAACATACGTGGAACAATACACCGCTGAAACCGTATGTAAGAGGTGAATTGATCATGAAAAATGAGGTTTTCAATCTCAAGTATAGTAGTGAATTCAAGAATTCACGCAACCTTGTATCTGGTCAATTTGCAAAGAAATTAATCAACAAGGATATCATCAGTGATATCCACTTTGTCCCTTATGAGATTATTATCAAAGGGATGCAGCAGCAGTGCCCCCCATCGGAACAATTGATTAAATCCTTACTGCTTCCATGGGTTGAAATGAAACGATCTGAGATAACAATTGATACTCTCACTCAACTCTTGGATAGCTGGAAGGATTGTTCATTCGCACTGGATGGACTCGTCGTTACCGAGGATCGCATGTACACGCGCAACGTGAGTGGTAATCCAAAATACTCGATTGCTTTTAAGAAAGAAAAAAGTGATCAGACAGCGATAACCAGTGTAATTTCAGTCACATGGAATACTAGCCGCTGGGGTTATCTGAAACCAGTTGTTAACGTGGAACCGGTTCAACTCTCAGGAGTGACTATTCGAAAGTGCACCGGACACAACGCCAAGTACATATCAGACAACAAAATAGGGCCGGGTGCCCAGATTGTATGCGCGCGGTCAGGAGATGTGATTCCATTCATCGTCTCCGTCGTGCAACCCAGTAACAACGTCACTTTGCCCAGTTCTAAGTGGGACGGCGTTAATCTACGCGTCGAGGATAACGATTGTGATATTATTGAGATTAAAACTCTGACTAAAATATTACTAACGCTAGATGTGAAACATGTAAACATTTGCACCATTACTAAGATGTATACGAACTGCAAACTCACAACATTCGCAAAGATAATAAATTGCACAAAAGAGGATCTATATCCTACTTTTAAAAACGCGTCAGCTGATCGTATCGTGACAGAGATGTCGAAACTGAAAAGTAAACATGTAAAAGTACATGTACTCGTTGGCGCGGCAGGTGTGCTTGGATTCGGGCTCGGAGTAAAGCGTGTCGAGAAATTGTTTGAATACCTCGGGAATTGGGACACTATTCCGACAGTGAATGATGTGTGCAAAGTGGATGGTTTTGAGAAAAAGACGGCCGAGAAGGTGATCAATTGCTTTCCCGGTATGATCACATTTCTCAAAACATGCATCAACGCTGGGCTAAAGATTGATAACGGGTCCAGTTCCAGTTCCAGTTCCAAGAGTATGAAAAAGATTTGTCTCTCAGGATTCAGGAATGACGATCTTGAGAAAAAGTACAACGTTTTGCCCAGCGTAACCAAGGAATGTGATGTTCTGGTTTGCAAATCGTTTAAGAAAATGACTGGCAAAATGGAAAATGCTAAAAAACTAGGTATCAATATGGTACTGTTCGATGAGTTTCAGAGTAGTTATTAGTTAGTGACCATGGTCCATAACCCCTAGGGGTTATGGAATTATGTTTTTTAACAGGTAATAAATAGACATGTGGTAAATGACTTAAGAAATATTAACCACTTTACAAAGACAAATGGTAAAAGAAGAAAATATCAATTATCACAACGTGAACAAGTTTATTGTTAATTTCCTGAACAATAACAACGTCGAACTTATTAACGCGTGGAAGGATAAGTCTAATCTCCGCTCACTCAAGAATATCCTCAGAAAGACAAGTACTCAGCCAAACCCACCACGTCCGAAGAACGCGTACATTTATTTTTGCGAAGAGATGCGTCCCGTTATACAGGATGAAATGCGTAGAAAACTAGGCGCGGATGATAATCAAAAGATAAGTATTAATGAAGTCACGTGCATGCTTGGTAATAAATGGAGGGAGTTTAGATATTTACCAGACGATAACGAAGATAAGAAAAGAATATTCGAATTGGCAGAGAAGGATAGTGATCGCTACAAAAGAGAAAAGGCATCTATGGAAAAGAGAGAGATTAAGAGAAACCATCTCACTTCTAAATACCTTTTCTTCTGTAATGAAGAGCGTGAGAGAAACAAAGGAATCACATTCCTAGACATTTCTCCGAGGTGGGCTGCTAATAAGAATGATGCGGAGCTGACGAAACGCTACGAGGCTGCCAAATTGGCCGTCGCTGAGGCCAATAAATAAAACCTCACAATGAAAACGCTTTCATTACTCGATAAGTAATGAAAAACTGTTAATGTTCCTATTTTGATACGCGTTTAATCGTAGTCTTTGTTGTAAATTTAGTTTTCTGATCAACAACACGTTCCTCGCTATCGCCTTTTTCCAAAAACATGTTATTCACTTTACCCCCATGGAACTTGTACTTTTGGATACGGTTATTGAGATGTTTAACGAGTGGGTTGAATTTATCTTCAAAATCGATCACTATAGGCTCCACGTCTTCACGTCTCATGCATCTTCCCAGAAATTGCTCAAAGTATTCGAGAACGTCTGCCGCCATACATAACGCGTCGATAGGCTGATGATCAAATCCGACTCCTATCTTTGGCGTCGTGCCGATAAGAATCTTGCATGATTTGTTAAACTCACGAGTAGACCCGATGATCGTTTCACTGTCAGCCCCCTCAGTGGCAAAGAGGGATTGGAGAGTCTTTGCATGCTCAACCCGCTTGACAAGGATTAGCCATGTTCTCTCAGGAAACATTCTCACAGCTTTAACGATTAATTTGTTGCGTTGTTCATTTCCCGCTTGGGACGTGAGCACAGAAGACCAGTCCAGTTTACCAGTATGTGGTTGGATACGCGTTTCTGGTGTAAAATTAGTTTTGATGCAATACACGGTGTGTTTCCTATATAACTTATTCCCTACACATTTTGAACCAAAGAACCAAACAACGGCCGGTTCAAAGGGATCCATTTTGGGGCGGTATGGAGTTGCCGATAAGCCAATCATGTAGTCAGGTTGAAATTTGAAAAAGGCTTTATGAACCACCTTGGACACGATCTGATGCAATTCATCCACGACAACCAATTTGATATGTTCAAAGTTTTTATTAATGTCCTTTTTAAGGATTATTGGATTTACGAGGTATATATCTGCGCTATCGTCTACCGGTCGGTTTGTTGTGATTTTGACAACTTTCTTATTCGGAGCGTACACTTTGAGTGAATCTATCCACTGGTTCATAATCATCGTTTGCTTAACAAAGATTACCGTGGGGGTATTGATTCTACATATCATTTCAATTGACGTGATGGTCTTGCCGAACCCAGGCGCTGCACAAATCACGATAGATCTCGTCTCGTTTAGGCTTTTGATAGCCGTGTCGCGTACATGTTGTTGCTCAGTGCGAAGAATACCTTTGAATTCACTAGAAGAGGCACTTGAAATGTGTTTCAAAGGTGGTGTAGAAGAACTAGCTATATTACAATTAGGGTCAGTGGTGGTAGGTTTTATATTCACAGTAGATGCGCAAGGAAAAAAGGAATGTGCGAAACTGAAAGGGAGAAGGATATATTTACCAGTAGACTCTTTAACAACATCAAACACATTTATATCTTCGTTGTTGTTGCATGTGATGGTCAACTTTTTTTCTATTGTTTGTTTTTGAACGTCGGACAGACCATTAAGACGTAGTTTTACAGACATTTTTCCTAACTTCAATATCCTTAGAGAGTTAAATTCAAAAATTACAACATATAAATGATGAACGTGTTTCCCTTTTTCATCGAATGTAGTAAACATTATCAACATGACTTATATAAACAAAAGTTCCTTCAGAGGCTCGCATTCGGGAATGGTATACATATTATTAAACGTAAAGATAAGAACATCATGATCACAGCAAATGGTGAATTTATCATACCCTCTGCGTACTCGGACAACGCGCGAAAAGAGTTGGTTGGCAAACTATGGGAGATTAACGAGTACACGCGTTTAGGTGACTGCATCGAGGATATGAGACGAACATGGCACACTGCTCGGAAAAAAGACAAGATTTACCTGCTCTATAAATACGTAGCTGGGCTTACAGATATAAGCCGTCAAGAGAAAAAAGTCATGTGCAACATTCTCATATTAGCACTACTTTTGAAGATGATCAAACCTACAGACATTACCTACAAAGACAGTAAAATTGTTGATGTTAGCGATCATATAACGAGGAAAGAGACGTACACAGAGATGAACTTTACATTCGACTACTCAATCCCACAACACACGCGCACACATGACTTTACTACAACTACTGCATGCACGGTCGACGAAGAAGATGATTAAAAAAATGAATTACAAGTATGCTCGCATAACATTCAAAGTAAACCGGTATGAATAACCTTACTTTAATTTTTGATCCCTCGTGTTCAAAGAAGAGCGACCTCGAATCAAAGGTGCGTCAATGTGAACCAGGGCTTGGATTTGTTTTTGATGGACATATCTATCATAAAGAAGGATCCCAAATAATTAGCCGACTAATTACGAAAAGAAACATGGAACAATGTTTCAATCGTAACAATAATGAGACGATTGAAACAGGCATTCATAAACTATTGAATATGTTTGAAGAAAAAATTGGAGTTGTATGTAAATATCAACTAGAAGTAATGTCAACAAACCAGACCATCGTAGTACCTCTATGCTGCGGCAGTATACAAATGTTTTCCGCCTCGATCAGAGAAAACACTGATAACTACTTTGATCTTTGCCTCTACACAGACACAAATAAATGTTTAAATTATTTTTATAAAGAAATCGGTCCGTATGTACACAGCGGTGACACCCATGCAATGTTTGGAGGAGGATTTCTACACACCATTACGATCACAAACAATGATAGAGCCATGTTTTTCCTCAATGTAACTGGTTACAATAAAACACCGCTGCACTTATTCGCGAAACATACACCCTCAGTATGTGTAGTGAACCATGATACACGAACCGTGTATATCGTTCCATGTCCTCTCGACATCATGTCTATGGGTCATAAAGGAGATTTTGCGATCCTGGCCAAGGGAATCATTGAAAATAACACAATCAAATTGACCATACTACCCAGACCCATCATCAGAGAGGGAATGAACACAGGACAAACCAACTCAGTCACAGCCAATGCAATAAACGAAGCCAAGAATACAAATGTCATTAGTCAGACCCCATCGAGAGACCAAACGTCACAAATAGAAGATGAGTTTATGATGGACTTTGCTGAACCAGATGTTCTTGCTCAACAAGAACATGTTTTGTTAAGAGGTGAACCTGTGGTGGTCGTACAGCACATGTACAATGTCCCAACGGAACTGGAAAACCTGAAACGCTATTACTTTGGTTCTACAATCTCTGAAACGGATAACATGTCACAAGTGATTCTTCCTATAGCTGGTGGTAGCGTTGTGATGGGAGACAATATACTCGTCCATGCTAAGACATCCAAGGTTGACAACTACAAAAACATTTTGAACTCATCATCGTTTGTAGTCATAGTTGTGGGGGAAGAGATGGCAAACTCTCTAATTGACAAGTGTCAAACCAAGGTCAATGCTCTCTTCATAGTTACCCCTTTAAACCAAACAGGTAACGTGATCGACATTATGGACTCGATGTGCATAAACGCCGTCACGGCAATGGCGGGTCCATGCTCGCTCGTCCTAACTCATATAGAGAACGAATACTACTTTTACCGAGGTATCAACTGGCCAAGATTTATAGAAAACGCGTCCTACGGGGATAAAGTCACAGAAAACATGAAAAATTTGAACATAGACACCTCCTCATATCCATGGCCATTCGTAGCAAACATGGATGAGATATATTTCAAGAATGACAAGATCGCTGTTGCAGACGTAGAACAAATTAACTTTGTCGAGGCAGAACTACCTGCCGTCAAGGACGTCGTGTGCCAACTACAGATCATCATGTCTCCAGAGAAACTACAGAAAATCCAGACAGCTATCATTGGAATTATAATTAAAAATGAAAATGATCTCCGTCAGAGCCCACAGGTGAAGCAAATGATCAAAGAAAAACGCTTCAGCGAGATTAAGAAATATATCAATGATGTATCATTTAAATTCAAGACATGCTACAAGGACATCGTGTCGCTACTCCAGAACACTATCTCACTACAGAAATCCTCAAGTAAGAAATATGACTTGAATAGGCTCATGAGGAAAGAAGTCATCTCAGCGAACGTGAAAGAGGCGGAGTCTCAAAGCATGGGCGAAATGATAGACAATCTATGTACGACGATGGGAACTATCTCATGTCTCATTAACAACACACTCATGCGCGACCTCCTAAAGCACCTTAGGGATGGCCCTCTGGTTGATTGGTTGAAAAAACAAGATACAAAGTACCTAACCAACGTCACAAACATATGTCCACGAATGACCATACTCGACGGGACAACGACAAGTGCGCTGCTGGAAAACGACAAGAATAACTCATTCGTTTGTCCACAAATGTCCATCACTAATATTTATGAGAGGGATGATCATCCTTTTGTTGGATCACCGTATGGAATGCCCGAGTACGCTTCCATCATGTTCTTACCCCTGCACGACAAGACGTATGAAGACCCCTACGCTGTGTCGTGGCCTAATGAGGCGAACGATAAAAAGGTCGCGTTGCTGAGGATCAAAATGAGAAGTATAGTCGCAGAGGCGATGGGAAATGAGGAGGCCTTCCGTACATCCAAGGAGGTCAACTACACAATCATTTACCTCTATTTCTGCATACTTGAAAAATTGACAGAGAATGTCACCCCCAGCAACGACGAGGACAGCATGGTGCGTAACATTTCAAGGGCTATAATTAGCTCTATCCTGTGCGCGGCTTCCAGCGGGCAGTCACCGCTACCTCTGTATCAAATCGCGTCATACAATACATCAATCGTAATACCAGATTGTTCAGTCTGGTGGATGTACTTCAAGCTCAGGACCCTATGGAAATATACGGGATGGGACCAAACAATCATTGATAGGAAATTCAAACATTTCATAGTCAAGTCGATTAGGAAGCATGTAGTAGACTCAGTCACCAATAATCTAAGACGTACCAACAAGCAGTACGAGACTATTAAGAAATATGACAGATGGGCTAAGAAGAACATTGAACTGGAATGGTTGAGAACAGCTATCCCATCCATCAGAAATAATAAGATGCCTTCACCGTATGAAAACGAGGTGACTACGCGTGGAGGGGCTATCATCAACAGGTATCTCAAAGACTATAACTATGAGCACGTAATCGACGTGTGCGACGACATAGAACTCAACGACTGGAAAATCATTGCACCAGAACAAGCAGAACTGGAATGGCTGAGAACAGTTATCCCATCCATCAGAAATAATGAGATGCCTTCACCATGTGAAAACGAGGTGACTACACCTGAAGGGGTTATCATCAACAAGTACCTCAAAAACTACAAATACGTAATCAGCGTGTGCGACAACATAGAACGCAAGAGGTCACATGATAACTGGAAAATCGCTATACCAAAACATGAAAAGGAGCATGAATTCATAGATAAACGAATCAATATCAGGAACCTCCCAGAAATGGATCAGTTCACATATACGTTACCCGTATTTAAGAAAGTGGTACGTGTCCTTTATGACCATCATATGAATATTGAAGAATCAGAGGAAATGGCTATACAGCTATTGTATGAAGAAGAACGTGAAAATTAAATAGGTTAATAATTGAGACAATAATCCAAAATTCATCACCTCTAGAGGTGATGAATGAGTTAGGAAATTGAAAACATTGATAAAAAATGAAAGAATGTAAATATTACGACACCCTAGTGTTATCTGGAAACTCAACGAATGCCGTAGTGACACTAGGAGCTCTTCAATATCTCATTGATAACGATCACGTCAAGTATGTCAAGAATTACATAGGAACATCGTCAGGAGCCATACTATCACTTTTACTACTCATTGGCTACCAACCCATTGAAATCCTCGCGTATCTCTGCAGCGAGGAAATATACAAGAAGATGGTATTTAACATTTCAAACATGTTACTCATGGGTAAACCTATAATGAGCTTTGAACCAATTAAGAATTCCCTGGAGCAGTTGATCAACGCAAAGTGTGGGTTTATGCCAACTATGAAGTCTGTGGAACGATTGGCATACAAAGAAGGAGGTTCTAAAAAGAGGATTGTTTTCACTACGTACAATCTAACTGACGACTGTCGTGAATACATAACTTCTGACACGCACCCGGATCTACCAGTCATTCATGGTATACGTATGAGCACCAACTTTCCTCTCGTCTTTGAACCGTACATGTATGAAGGTAAAGCGTATTTGGATGGTGGTCTCGTTGACAATTTCCCTGTGGAGTACGGAGAGTGTGTTGGGAATATGTGTCTGGGGGTGATGACGAACAATCCCCAGCGCAAGTATAATGAAAACGATTTTGGAAATATTGAGTTAGTATGGAAGGTCTTTCAGATATTCATTACTAATGTAACCAAAGATAAAATAGACAGGACCAAATGTGACATTGTCAGGTTAGATTACAAGTCCAATTTCTTCAACTTTGAGAGTAGCGACAAAGAACTGATTGATATGTTTGATAAGGGTTACGAGCTATGTAAGGGAAACAACCTCTGGAATAAAGATTTGAACGGAAATATCTCGTAAATGCATGTTATTAGGATGAATTTACTCAAACGTTTGAGTAAATTGTAACCTTGTGTAGTTATCACCATCAACTAAATGCAAACGACAATCGCGTTCACACTCACTAATATCATTCAATTTGGGATTGTAATGAAGGTGATTACACCCCCGGCTATGTGCTACTCGGCTTGTATGGCCTCCGCGCTGACCGGCTCAACGATCCTCCCGTGTTTTATAATGATGGATCACATACTATACTCGAATATTACTACATTATACAAGGCCATCGTTGTATTAATGACGACGTGCATCCCGTTCATATGTTCACTAGGTGCACGGGTTGTGCTTCATTACTGTTTTGATGAAAACTGGTACATATGGCTCGTTCAAGGATCGACCGTACCCATCATGTTCTGGACTACGTACAAAATGTTATTCACGCGACGTTAATTAGTTGCGTTTCACATTCCTTCTGATATTTCATTACTGAAGAGTAATGAAACAATTTTTAACCTATCAAAGATATGACTATGTTAAAATGAGCAGACAACAAATATATTGCGGTAATAACTTGTACGAGTTAGGCAACAGGCGTATAGGAACACCCTATGAATGCCTCAAGAAGGGCGTGGGTAAGGGGCTTCATTCAGATTTGACAGGTTTCAATCCCAATTACCAGGCCATCATAGCTGACAGCACGTACTGTGGGACGGGCACACCTCCTCAGGGTAAGCAGATGGGTACACCCACGTCATGTCTGAGAAAGGGTGTCGGAATAGGCAAGAAGCTTCAACATGACAGAGGTGGTCAGCAGCCTCTGCCAAGTGGACAGACGCCGATGCTCGTTGTGCCAGGGCCAGGAGGGTGGCAATCATTCCTCATGAGGTGGTGGCCGGTTATAGTGGCGCTGTTGGTGGGAGTCATAGCCGCCATCTTCAGAGCAACATATGCTACCATCCTGCTGACGATGATTGCGGTGCTCGTAGCGGGTTGGTTCGTGCAGTCGGTGATGGTTCGGTAATGGAAAAATTCAGAGATTTGAATCTTATGTATTACCACATATAGGTAGAGATAAGAAGCAATGAACATGCTATTTACTAAGAATCAAAATAGCACGATCAGTGCAATTAAAGATGGAAAAAACGTTATGATCACAGGCCCTGGAGGTACTGGTAAGACGACCATTATCAATCATCTTTTAAAAATCAAGGACCAATTAATGCACGTTAACCGCGACTTGGGAATCACAGCCATGACCGGAGCTGCAGCGGTCCTGATAGGAGGCACAACCCTACACTCATATTTGGCTGTAGGTATGGGTAGGGAATCAGAAGATGCGATTGTGGACAAGATTAATTGTCGCGCTATGCTGAAAAATAAGTGGCAGAATATTAACATCCTAGTAGTAGATGAGGTGAGCATGTTACCCGCTGACCTATTTGATAAACTCAACAGGGTTGCTAAGCGAATCCGCGATTGCAACAAGCCCTTTGGAGGTATACAACTCGTCTTTGCTGGTGATTTCCTACAATTACCATGTATCAAAGGCGACTTTTGTTTTCAAAGCGATGCATGGAATGAATGTAAATTTGAAATATTCCACCTCACAGAGATCATGAGGCAGAGTGATGAAAAGTTTCAAACATGCCTCAATAGAGCCCGGTTTGGACAGATGACGGACGAGGACATTGAATACATTACACAAAATGATCTGAAAAACAATTCTAATCATTGTATTAAACCTACCAGAATTCTATGTCAGAACGATGACGTCGACGCAATCAATAGTAATAAATTGCAAGAACTGCCCGCGATAGAGATTTACAAGTACAAGTACCGCGTCGAATGTGACAAGAAAAACTATCAACCCAGATTACATAGTTACCGGTTCACAGATATCACAAAGATATGTAACGCTCAACCAACACTCTTCCTATCAGTAGGAGCTCAAGTAATGCTACTAATTAACTTGGACGTAAAGAGAGGGCTTGTCAACGGGAGTAGGGGTATCGTAACACGTTTCATCGAGTATAAAATGATAAACAGTAAAGGAAAAGATAAGATGAAATACACACCTGTGGTCAAATTTGATATAGATGGAAATGGTACAGAGATTGTCATTAACGAGCACTCGTATGATGTGAAAGATGGTAATTGTTTGATTGGTACCATTTCCCAAATCCCTCTCAAGTTGGCATACGCAATCACGGTGCATAAGAGTCAAGGGTTAACCCTTGACTCGGCAATCATTAATCTGAAAGGAGTGTTTGAATACGGGCAGGCATACGTCGCGTTATCAAGAGTGAAAGGTGTTAAAAATCTTTTCCTTAAGAACATTACCAAAGACTCGTTTAGGGCTCATCCCAAGGCATTAGAATTCTACAGACAGTTAACTGTTCAAAAAATGTAATTGAAATAACAAATTGGCTAGAATTACTAAGCAATTGAATTTAAGTTAAAGGATATAATGGTATAATTAAATAAAATGAGCTCAGGATCAAGCACAAATGATAAGACTCAGATTTATGGTATGAATATCGTTGATAATGGCCCCAAATATGGCAGCTACGTGAGTAGAGAAGCCGATGGGTCATTCCCTTATGACGAAAAGCTTAAGAAAGAGCAGCCTGGAAAGTGGGATAAGATGATCGATGAACGCATATCATACCTGCGCGTTGATATAGCATACAAGACCCCAAAGAGATGGGCAGTTGGTAGGAGCAAACCAATTAAGAAACATACGTAGGTCTTTTATTATGTTCATGAAATTAAAATGGTTGTTGAGAATGTAGCCAAGTTTGTATTTGGTTTTGTGATAGGAATGATAATTGAATGGGTAATTATCTACGTTTATAATCAGGTAGATCCGCGTGAAGAGAGCAACGTCAAACTAATAACTCTGGTAGTAATACAACTATTCATCTTATTCGCCCTAATGGAAAAGTTTTCCATTATCGATGATGTTTATTCTCGCGTGGGTATACTATCGTCTCAAGTGTTTGTATTCAACTACGCGCTTAAGAGACTGTATCCTTTCAAAAACTACATGAAACACTTCTAATTAATAATTTTTATAGGCTCAATTACCCCTAGGGGTAATTGACAGTTCAATGTTATAAAGGGTTAACAAAAACCACTACAATTTCAAAATATGGGAGAATTACTGATAGAACGTATTCCTCTTGAAGATCATGAAAGAATACTACCTCCGAAGAAATTCCAGAGGATGCCAACTCTGTACCTCGAGCTTCTGGAGAACAAGACCAAAGTGCGTAGAGATTTGCTCAATGAGTTTTACATCCCGCCACCTTTGGAAAAAATGAAAGAGACACCTAATGACGTTCATGAAACGTTAGAACAAATTAAAAAAGATTCCACATCCGACCCAGAGATACAATTGGAAGAGCCAATTAATCACTTGGCTGAACGTGAGCATCTGGGAGAGCATGAGCATCTGGAAGAACATCTGGGAGAGCATGAACATCATGGAGAGCGTGAACATCTGGGAGAACATCTGGAAGAACACGAGCATCTGGGAGAGCGTGAGCATCTGAGAGAACATCATGGAAAGCGTGAGCAATCTAATTCATTAGAAGACCGACTCAATTCACTCCTTGGTGAGGATAAAGAGGATGATCCCATTTCGATGTCCCAATCTCAACCTCCCACTCTTAAAGAACTAATAGAAAATAAAAAGGTAAAGATTAACAAATCGTACAATTACGTGGATGACGAGAAGACACAGAAGGATCGAAACGCCATCTATTTTAGATACGAGGTTTTAAGAAGAATGCATCCTAATGCCAACATTCCCGAGTTCACGTTATACTCTGACCCCAAGCTCATGTCGCAAAAATATGAAATGTTAACGAAAAAGCTATCGTTGGACTCATCTGTTGAAAATTGGAAACGATACATGATTGTCTTTGTAATGGGTTGCGAGGTAGTTCTGGGTAAGATCAATTTCGACATGGAGGGTTTTGCTCAGCAACAGATAATGTCAATGAACACGTACGATCAGCTGCTCGTCGAAATGGCAGAGAAGAGCTACATGCCGACAGGAAGCAAATGGTCGCCAGAGATCAGGCTCTGCATGATGTTGACGATGAACGTAGTCTTATTCATTGTGAGCAAAATGATCTTTAAAAAGACGGGCACCAACCTACTTGGTAGTATCAACACCATGACAAACGCAACGGAGCGTAACATGAAAGAACCATCAACCAATGTTTGAATAAGATTACAATTCATAATCATGCGAAAAGTAGGTGTACCTTAAAAGGTATCTTAAGTGAGTAAAATATGCAGATAAATGGTAAGAAAATCAAGGTATACTTATCCGATACAGTTGATACTATCAAAGATAGGATAGCGATATCAATGAACACGTTACCTCAGTACCTCGTGTTTGACCCTGAACTAGAAAACACATCACAGACAGGTAACATAGTTGTCGTCAACGTCCTCGCATCTATCATTAATTCAAAAGATACTGTGTTTCCAGAAGACAAGATCAACTTTGACAAAATCAGCAGAGAGGATGCGGAGCGACTATTCATCGTTACTCATGACATTACAAATAGTAACAAGTCCGCCGAGGATATTAAAATGTTCCTGACTTATACCATTTCAGGACTCACTACGTTGAATGCCATAACAATATTGAACGACAGACAGACAATCATGAATAAGATGAAGGATAATCTAGACAGACTCAAAAAGAAGGTAGATGCAACTACTCTAGCGTTTGAGGAATTTGACAATATTCCTTCAATTAATACGGCAGAGTATGAGGTTTCTACCGTCCAGTTTAGTATTCGTCTTGCGATTCAAGGTTCAATCAATGTGCCTGAACTTTACAACTCACTCACAGTTACCAAAATGGCTCCGTACGCGGTGACAGGTTCCGCGGATACAAATGGACCTTTCTACAAGATCTTTCATGACTTTTCACCAAATCCCGACTGGCTTGAATTAGAAACCCCGAACGTAATATTGGTTAAAGTGAATGGAGAGACGACGGCAGATCTGAGGCAACTCAAGAACAAGTACAAAAAGTATGCAGACACTGCGTTCACAGTTGTCACCAACAGCAGCGGACAGTGCGAGGTAGTTGCCACTCTGAACATGAGCGTTGGTTATCGTAACGTATCACGTGACGTTTTCATAGACAGGGCTCTGCAGATCTTCCCAACATTAAATAGAACCATGATTACTCACATGAATGAGCTCTCCACGGGGGGTTTCATCACTTATCCAAATCAAACCATCCTCATACCTATCTGGGCAGAAATGTGCTTAAACAATCCATTCTTCAACAAGATTGTAGCGCTCAATGAGTCAATCAGGGCGTCCAAGACCAAGCTCAACGCCTACATGTACGTCATCAATACATCAGATATTCTGAGTGTTACGATGAAGGAGACGGAAAAACCCAACATGTACGGGATGGAGGATGAGGGTAGTAATTTCATTAGAGTCAGGGTCAAGGTAAAAACAATTGAAGAATCACTCAGGTATCAAAAGATTTTGGGAAGACTATTTAATCTTTACAACAACGAGAGGGACCTCATACTAGCCGAATACAGAAAGTATTTAGGATCCAAATTCCTCAGGGATGAACAAACCAAACTAATTAAAAGACCTAGAAAACTGGAAAAACTCGAACTGAGAGCCATCGCTCCAGATATCTTTCTACCCACTTATTCTAGAAAGTGTCTTAAACGCCCAACCATTATAAACAAGGAGCGAGCAAATCAATATAGACGAAACAGAAAGAAACAGGTTATCGAGTTCCCTGTGTATGGAGAGAGCATTAAGCGTTACTACATGTGTGATCACGATACGCACCCTTATCCGGGTCTGAGAGAAAACACTCTCGATAACAAAATCAAGTTTCCCTACATTCCATGCTGTTACACTAAAGATCAGAACAGGGTAGGTACCAAATTCAGACACTACTATCAACAGGAAACGCTGAATATAAAGAATAGTGCCGTGCAGGACATTTTCATTTCAGGCAAGACACTCCGACCTGGCCTGCCGGGCACGCTTCCTTCTAACATTAAAAAACTTTTCTCAATTATTGAACCTAATCCTCAGTTCCAGTTTATCAGAGTAGGATCCAATTTGACCAAGAGCTCATTCCTCGAATGTGTCATGTTAGCCCTAAACATCAAAAACATTCAATTCCTCCAAGTAGAGGACCGTATACCTGTAGTGCAGAAAATGAGGAAGGAGATAACCACTGAGATTAACGCAATGGCAGCAAAACAGGAGTTTTACGATGAACCCGTAGACGTTATAATGGATAAGATGAGCAATTCCAACCTCAATGCTCTAGAGTTTGGACATGTCCTTGAATTAGTATTCAATTGTAACATTTTTGTGTTATCTGCCAGCGACAAGGACCCCGATGGTACGATACACATTCCCCGACACGCTCAGGCCTAC